GCCCGACGCTTCATTACGACGCCGCGCATTTTCGGCAATTCTTCGCCATTGGCGACAGGGCCGAAGAACAAAGCCTTGTCGTCGTTCGACCAATAGTCGATTTTGGCGCAATGCGGTTTCATCATCTTTAGCAGCTTGACCGCGAAGACCGAACCCTTTTGCAAGCCCGGCACGTCATAGGTTGCGCCGTAAACCGGCCCGTCTTCGCCGTAATTCGCGTAACCCGAACGGATTTTATCAGTGTCGAAGTGAACGGCACCGTCCGCGCTGAAGCTGGCGACCGCTTCAATTCCGTCGAACAATCCGGCTGGCAAGTCTTCAGGAGTTCCGATGGTTTCGTTAAACACCTTGTCAACGTTCGGCCATTCGCCAATCGCAAGGGCGGTTTGAATGAACGCGCCGCCTTCGAACCAAAACGTAACCGTCCGGTCGGGCGTCCAGCCGAAGCCTTCAAGCTTTTCGGGAACGCTGGCAATCGCCTTCGCCGCCGCCTTCATAATGGACAGGCCGGGCGGCAAGTCGATACCATGCCAGTATTCGAACATGATTACGCCGTTGACCGCAACCATAGTGTTCGCCCGAAGAAGAATGCTAATTTCGTGAACCCGTTCGCCGTCTTCAGCAATCAACGGCAACATGGCCTTGAAGCCTTCCTTCAGCGCGTCGGACACGTCGGCAATCTTCATGTCGGGCATAACCGGCGGCATAAATTCGGGCAGAATGCACGGCACAATCGCGCGAATGTTTTCACCCTTGATTGACAAGTTGCCCTTTTCGTTCACCGTTTGGTCGAACGACTTGCCCGACTTGTTCAAGGCGGCAATCCAAGTCGGGATATGTGGGCAAACCGCCAAGTCGTCTTCGACAGGATGCCCGACCGCCAACGTTCCGTTGAACGTGACAAGGTATCCGTTCACAATACGACCGTGAACTTTGTAAGTGTCGCCGCCTTCTTCAACGCCAAGCGAACAGAACGTTAGCGCCTTTGCCAAACTTTCGGCGGTCTTCGATATAACCTTTTTGCGGGCCATTGTCGTTTCCTTCGATTAGAACGGTATCTTATCCATATGATTGTCGCAACCCCGCGCCGCAATCGAAGGCGGCGGCATAAGGTTGTTTAGACCGCACTTTTCGCCGGACCTATCGGGCGGACCTTCAACGAAGTGTTCGCAGTTAAGACAAGTCCGCGTTGCATCGTCCAAGGCTTTTTCAAGGCGTTCTTGAAGATACGCCCCAACTTCGCGAAACATGGCTTGGCGGTCGGTTGGTTTTTCAAAATTCATAGTTGCGTATCTCCGGCGATGGTTTCTTGTTCGTCCAAACGGTTATGCGTTGCGGGGTCCGCAAATACGATGAACCGGCCAACACTTCGTCGTTTGTTTCGGGCGGTTCCTGCCCCGTCCTTTGACGGAACCAATCGCGGCCCTTTTTGCTGGCGAAGTCAAGCTTCGTCGAACCGTCGTCCATAACCTTCGGTTCAACCGTAATGTATTCGTAAAAGCAATTGATGCCTTCGCAGTAGTAAGCGCAACGAATGGTCGAACGCCCCGACTTTTTGCCCACATGCTTTGCGTATATAACCCGGTCAACGTTGAATATCTTCGTTTCGGGCAACGTATCGGCAATCAATGCGTCGGTGCCAGCGGTCGAATATAGTTCCGGCCCTTCGCCGGGCGGAAATTCAAAGCCGCACGATACGCACCATTTGGCCGACGAATGGTTATAGAAGCCGCAACCGAACTTGCCGTGAATGTCTTGCCGGTCTTCGGGACACGTCCTAATCGGCGCGTCGCCCGGCGGACCTTCAGACTTCGGCTTTGGAACAACAGGGTCGTTGATAGGGCCAAGGCGCGGCGTGTTGCCCGCGTAGTCCAGCACAAGGCAACCTTGCTTCGCGCCGGGCCAATAAGCCGTTTCGCCCGTCACTTCGTCAACGACGATATGTCCGCCCAACCAAGGGCGCGTTCCCCGGCCAAGCATTTGAACCCATAGGCCGGTTGACATAGTGGGCCGGAACATTCCGATAAGGTCAATCGGCGGGAAGTCAAAGCCGGTCGTAAGCATGTTCTGATTTACGATGCAACGAATGTTGCCGCGCTTAAATTCGCGTATCACTTCGTCGGCGGCTTTGCGACCGCCAGCCATCTTGGAATGAATTGCGGCGGCTTTAACGCCAAAGCATACGCGCAAGGTTTCGGCCAAGTGTTCGGCGTGACTTGTGCCAGCGGCAAAAATCATCCAAGCCCGGCGGTTCCAACCATACGAAACCATTTCCTTTAGGGCTTCGTAATTCGTGTCGCGGTCGTCAACAGCCGCTTCAAGCGCGCCTTGGCTGAAGTCCCCGTTCGACATGCCGACGCCGGACACGTCCAGCTTTACGCCGGTCGGGCGCGGGAAGATATGGCCTAGAAAGCCATCGGCCAACAGCCGGGCGAAGCCGTCGATATTGCAAAGGTCGTATGAAACGTCGGTGAAAATCTTGCCGTTGGTTAGATGCCCCAACCCCATACGATACGGCGTCGCGCTAAGGCCGATAACCTTCAGCCAAGGATTGACGGCCATAAGTTCAAGTATCTGTTGAACGTAAGACGTGTCGGCGGACGGCGAAACCAAGTGCGCTTCGTCGATAAACATTATATCGCGATGCCCTAGCCGCGTCCTTTCGTGTTCGTCCAACTGTCCGACCATCGACTTGATACCGCCGTAAACAATAGGCGCGGCCCATTCACGCGCGCCAAGCCCGGCGCTGTTGATGCCAAGCGGTGCGTCCGGCCAAAGCCATTTCAGCTTTGCGGCGTTCTGTTCAATCAATTCTTTGACGTGCGTTGCCATGATAAGGCGGGCGCGCGGGTCAATCTGAAGAATGCGCCAAGCCAACATTGCGATGACAAGCGACTTGCCGGTTCCCGTTGGAAGGCAAATCAGCGGGTTCGCCCTAACTGGCGCGTTCGTTGCGTAATCCCAACCGCCCTTGTGGTTGAAGAAGTCCAACGTTTGTTCGACGGCTTCGACTTGATACCAACGCGGGTCAAACTTCGGCCCGCCGTTATGGCCAATCAACGACGATTGTTCGGTTAGCATCGCCATTCAAATTATCCTTGCGTATCCGTCGCCGCACGTTTGGCGAATGACTTCTTCGGGGATAATTCCGTTATGCTTGCTGCAATACCATTGGGCGTCCGGCGCGGGGAATGCGTGACGACACGTCCGACAATTGCGAAGCGGCGGGCGCTTAAAGTGACATATGCCAGCGGCGGCGCACTTCTTACATTCGTCGAACGAAGGATGCGTTGAAATCATCGGCAAAGGTTCTTGCGAATAGATGACTTCGCTTGCCTTGTTTAGCATCATCGTTGACAAGTGCCGGTCGGTCTTCAGCCATTCGAAATGTAAGGCGTCGTCGTTCTTGTTGACGCCCATGTATAGCGTCCAATCGACGCCCAAACCATCGCCGTAACACGAAGTTTGCGCGGGGTGTTCGGGGTGCGATATGTGAACGCCCTTCGCCTTCAGCTTCTTAAACTGATTATCGTTGTGCGTCTTAAATTCGCCCAAGATAGGGGCGGTAATCCCGTAGTGCGACGGCGCAAGCATCATCGCGTCGGCGGACCCGCCGAAGTGTCCATTGTGGGCAGATATGCGATATTGTTTGCCGGTTTCGGGGTCGCGTTCCCGAACGTCGAAACCCATAAGGCTAAGCAACGCGACAAAGCGCGGTTCTTCCAAATGGCCGCGATTGAACAGCCGTAACATACGGCCTTCAAATTCTTCTAGGAACGCCCAACGAAACGACAACCAAGCTTTGCGACGACACGGCTTACCGATGGTCGAAGCGCCTAGATGGTTGCGAAAATCTTGGTCGGTAAGTTGCCACGAAACCTTGTCGGCGTCCGCGTTAATTTGCGCCAAAACGTCCGTTCTAAATTTAGGGTCTTCAAGTGACATTACATACCTTCAACGAAAAACGGGGCGGGCGTTCGACGACCCGCCCCGCGTTATAGACCGGGGATGGAAGGGGCGCTTAACGCGCGCCCCAACCGCCGCCCTGTCCGCCGCCAGCGTTGCCGCCCTGTTGCCAGCCGCCGCCCTGCTGGCCTTGGTTGGCGGGTGCGCCGCCCTGTCCGCCCCAACCGGCACCGCCGCCGCCCTGCTGGCCCTGTCCGCCCTGCTGGCCCGCGTTGGGGTCCGGCTGGCCAGCGTTGCCGCCCTGCCCGCCGCCATTGCCCCAACCGCCCGGCGCACCGGCACCGCCGCCGCCCTGCTGTCCAGCGTTCGCACCGGCACCGCCGAAGGCGTTGTTGCCGCCCTGCTGTCCGCCGCCCGCGCCCTGCTGTCCCGGTTCGTTGCCGTTCATGTCATAAACGCCGACGACTTCGGTATATTCGGGCTTGTCCTTTTGCGGTGCGACTTCGACGACGAACGGCTTGTTGTGCATTTCCGCGGTATCGTTCTGAATACCGTTCGGCATTCCGATGACGTGGCAAATCGCGGTAAGCTGTTCGCTGGAAATGCGAACGACGGTCGGGTTCGAATGCTGAAGGGTCAAGTTTTCGTCGCCCTTCGCGCCCTTCATAGGTCCGTCAATGACTTCCATCTGAAGAACCATCTTGCCGCCGGTCCCGCTTTGGGTTGCTTCAAGCTTCGTGTTGTAAATGATGACGGGATGCTTGCCGATAGGCAAACCGCCGCCGCCGCCGAACTTCGGCGTAATGCCCGCCGTGTTGAATGAAAATGCAACCATGTCTTCAAGTCCTTTCGTGGTTTTAAGTTCGTAACACCGTTCGACCGCTGCTAGAAGTGTCGCCGCCCGATACGCCCATATGTTCGCAATGTCTGTATATGCGTTAAGGGTCGCCCGTTCTTCGTCGCTAATCACGGTTAAACAAGTCTATGCCCTTCGCGTTGAAAATCGCTTGGGCAAGGGCATTCCAAGCCGTGCCGTATTGATTACGGGCAGGGTCGGGAATTGGGATTTCGCCGGTCAAACCGTAGCGGTTGCCAGCGACATAACCGGGCGTCCGCGATACGCCAAGAACCCGGCCTAAATTCTTCGATTGGCCGCGCTGAAGCGTTTCGCCTTCGCCCTTCGTAATAAACAAAGGTTCGTGAAGGAAGCCGACCAAATCGGCCCATTGCGTCAACATTTCGCGCTTGCCATACGTCTTGTTGTTCTTCGGGGAATGCAACAGCAAATCCCAACTATCGTATTCGCCATACGCCGGGTCGGTCAAGCGCGCGGCGAAAACGTGGCATGTGATTACGATATTGATACCGCCGAAAATTGCTAGTTCGTCGCAAGCCTTCAAGAAGTCGTCGAACAGTCCGTTCGAATAGCCGTAAGCCTTCCCGTAACCGCCGTGCGCGGTTTCCATCGTTTGACGCCCTTTGTTGTCGTCAAGAATGGTTTGTTGGTCAATGATACGTTCAAGCGCCGTGCCGGTATCGAACACAAGCGTTTGCGCTTGAAACTGGCCAGCTTGGGCGGCTTGCTTCACTTCACCGATGAATTGCATAAGCATTCCATACGACGATATGAACGGCGTCTTCGGAATGTTGACGACGGTTCCGCCGACTTCCATTTGAACAAGCATCGCGCGCGGTGCGTCCGCGCCAAGCGAAGTCTTGCCGATTTTTTCGACGCCCGCGATTACGATACGTTGACCTTGCGTTGTGCGCCCGGTCGTGACTTGGCCAAGAACCGACCCGCCCGTTGTGGGCAGGGTGTTAGGCTGTTGCGGGCGAACTTGAATGCCAGCTTGACCGAATGCGCCGCTAAAGTCGTTCACGATAACTTGTCCTTCATTTCGCTTAGAATGGTTGCAAGGTCCGCAAGTTCAACCATGCCAGCTTCAGCTTTCGCTTTAGCAGCTTCCAAAACTTCGTCAAGCATTTCGACGGCGGACGTTGTATCATTCTTGGACACGCTAGGTTCGTCGTCGTCTTTGTAAGCGTTCGCCAAAGCTTCTTCGAACCGTGCGCGGGCAGTCGCGGGAAGCGCGCTTGATATGCGCGCCGCCCGATAACCGTCAAATTCGATTACGTCGCCGATGACGTTGACCGTCATTGGTTGTTCAACTTCGCCTTGGGTTCCTTGATTTCAAGCGACGGGGTGCCGTTGCTGATTTCAAGAACCTTGTCAATTTCGGCCTTGACCTTGGCATGTGTCGGAATGGACACGTCAAGCTTGTTGTATTCCGACTTGGAAAACTTCGCTTCCCAAGTAATGATACGTTCGACCAAGAACGAACCTTCATTGCCGATAGCTTCGCAAGCTTCTTCAGCCTTTTCGATTTTGTCGTTATCTTTGGCCAACTTGTAATTGACAGTATGGCCAAGCTTCACAACGCGACCGTCGGAAAGTTCAAGGTTGTTTACGCCTTCCTTGCGACCGGCGACCGGGAAGGCGTAATTGCCGACCATAAGCCGCGCTTCCATTTCGCTGTTCTTCGCGCGTTCAAGAACCGCTTTCGCGTGTTCATGTTGGGCGACAAGGCGCTTTGTAATGCTTTCGTCAATGCCCGAACCTTCGATGATACCAACGATGGTTTGTCCGGCGGAATGGCCGACGCACGAATTGACCTTGACCATATCCGTTTCGGACATGGCGGGCGCAAGCACTTCGATAACGACGTTGGCGCGTTCAACGCAACCGGGATGGTCGCACATAACGACGGCGGGCGCGGCTGGCGTAGCGGCGGCGGGATTGCCCCATGACATGATATAAGTTCCTTCCTAGATAGTTGCCCGGCGGTCGAACTGGCGTCCAACCGACCCGCCTTCAATGCCCGAAGCCGGAATGTGCGTCAAGCGGGTTTTTGCTATTGTGCAAAATATTTTCAGCGGTATGTTGTCCGGCGAACCATCCGAAGGGCATTCAATGCAAACCCCAACCCCTAGTGCGCCCTTGCTGGCGCTTACACTGTCCCTTGTGAAAAACGCCCCGCGCAACGTCACATATACGATGATGGCGCAAGCGGTCGGCTGTTCGGTCGCATGGGTTAGTCGTTTCGCCGACGAAAAGATACCGGACCCCGGCGTTAAGCGCGTCCAGCGTTTGCACGACTATTTGGCCAACCTTTCGTCGGAAATTTGAACGTGTCATTCGATAACATACCGGACGAAATGAAGGCTTACGACCAATGGGTTGTTTGGCGCTATGAACAACGCGAAGGTTCGAAGCCGACGAAGGTTCCTTATTGCCCACGTTGGGCGACGAAAGCGGCGGTCGATAACCCGAAGACTTGGGGCAGTTTCACCGACGCACTTCAGGCGATGCAATCGGGTAAGGTTGACGGTATCGGGTTCGTATTGACCGCCGAAGACCCGTTTGGTTTCGTCGATTTGGACAACGCATGGCAAAAGAACGAAAACGGCGTTCCAATTCACGACGACCCACAAGCCATTCACAATATCCAACTGAAGATATTCAACAGCTTCGACAGTTACGCCGAACGTTCGCCAAGCGGCCAAGGGTTGCATATCATATGCAAGACCCCAAACGTTCCCAACGGTCGTAAGCGGTCGTCGGTCGAAGTCTATACGTCCAAGCGTTTTATGACGATGACGGGCGAAGTCTTTCACGACAAGCCGATTGCCGACCGGGCTGAAGTCTTTGACATTCTTTGGCGCGAACTAGGCGGACCCGCCCGCGCATTGAACGCCATAGGTGACACCGAACAGCGCCAGCCGGACGAAGACGTTCACAACGCCGCTTCAGCGGCAAGCAACGGCGCGAAGTTCTTAGACCTATGGCAAGGCGAATGGACGAAGTATTATCAATCGCAGTCTGAAGCCGACTTTGCCTTAGTCGATATTCTGGCGTTCTATACGCAAAACCGCGAACAGTTGAACCGCATGTTTCGGGCGTCGGCACTTGGCCAGCGCGACAAAGCGAAGCGTGACGATTATCTTGAATACATGGTGAACAAGTCGTTTGACCGTATGCTGAAGCCGCTAGACTTCGACGGTATCAAACTTCACTTGGCGGAACGTATCGAAGCGGTTGACGCTAACGGGGCGGTGGAAGGACCGACCGCCCCGGCGTTGAATGAACCGCTTAACGTCATGCCGGGCTTGGTCACAACAAGCGGCCCGAACGCGCGGCAATCAATGCCAACGCCGCCGCCCAACGTCAACGGGTTTGTCGTGCCGCCCGGCTTGGTCGGGGAAATCGCCCAATATATCTTCGAAACGTCGCCCCGGCCCGTAATGGAAATCGCACTTGCGGGTGCGCTGTCATTCATGGCGGGCATTGTGGGCAGGGCTTACAACGTATCTGGCACCGGCCTTAATCACTATATCATGTTGATTGCACCGACCGGCACCGGCAAGGAAGCAATCGCCGCCGGTATCAATCGGCTATCTGAAGCCGTCGCATGGGGTCCAGAAGGCGTTAATTCGAAGGGCATTCGTAATTACGTCGGACCTTCGGAAATCGCGTCGGGCGCTGGCCTTGTTCGTTGGTTCGAACGGTCCAAGTCGTTCGTATCGGTGTTGGGCGAAATCGGCATTACGCTAAAGCGTTTGTCGAACCCGCAAGCGAACAGTCACGAAAAGCAACTGTTGAAAGTTTGGTTGGACCTTTACAACAAGTCCGGCAACGGCGACATGTTGAACCCTTCAGCGTATTCGGACAGCAGCAAGAACACCGAAGCAATCAACGCCCCGGCGTTTAGCATGGTCGGTGAAAGCGTCCCCGAAGGCTTCTATAACGCGCTTGACGAAACGATGGTATCTAGCGGGCTGTTGCCGCGCTTTACAATCATCGAATACACCGGCCCGCGTCCGCCGTTGAACAACTTCAATCAACACGTCGGACCTTCACCGTCGCTGCTAGGCAACGTTCGCGCATTGGTCGCCAAGGTTGACGGCATCAATACGACGATGCCGCATAAGCCAATCAACGTCCCCTTCAGCGAAGAAGCCCACAAGCTGTTGTCTGAATTTGACGTGTTCGCCGACGCCCAAATTAACGGCGACCAAGCCGAAGTCGTCAAGCAACTATGGAACCGCGCGCACCTTAAAGCGATGAAACTTGCGGCGTTGGTTGCGGTCGGTCAATCTTGGAATACGCCCGTCATTGATTACAATACGGCCAAATGGGCGGCGGATTTCGTCGCCAACGACATTCTAAGTTTGCTGGCCAAGTTCGCTTCAGGCGAAATCGGCGGTTCGGTCGATTTGCAGCAACACAACGACGTTTTGAAGTTCATCAACAAGATTGTTCGTATGTCGCCCGAAGATGCGGTTCGCAAATACAAATCGACGGCGGCGCTTCAGGCAATGGGCGTCATACCTTGGAAAGCCCTTAGCCTTGGGGTTCTTCAACGTGCTTCGTTCCGTGCTGCTAGGAATGGTGCGACGAACGCTTTGAAGGTCGTCATTCAACACATGATTGACAGCGGCGAAATCAGGGAACTAGGCGTTAAGGACAAGGAAAAGTTCAATACGACGCAACGTTGCTTCGTCGTCAATGATACGTCGATTATTACGAACATGTAAGTAGTATGGACGTAGTATGGAAAAATGGCAGATTTCCGCCAAATAGTATGTTGTATGGGGGGATGGTTCGGACGGGCTGGCAGGGAAGAAACTTGGACCGACCGGGTTAGATTACGATGATACAGATTATATACTACATACTACTTTATACTACTTTCAATAAAAACAGACACTTAGCCTATCCAACAAGCAAACAACCCCATACTACGGGGTCAACGAAGGGAACACCGCAATGTTTATCGGAATTATCAGCAAGCTTGCACGGTCGAAGGACGAACCTTCAATGGCGTATTTCGACGCCGAACGTATCGTGAAGGTTGCCAACGTCGAAGGCGAAGAAGGTTGCATGTTTTGGTTTTGCGACGGCGACGTTGGCGGCGCGCTGCCATACACAACGCCGTCGTATGACGCGGGCGGACTTATTGAATTGACCATGCAAGCAAGGATGCACCCGGCGGAATTTATGCCGTCGCGCAATGTGGGCAAGACCGACGACGACGTTGAAATTGGTTCAACCGGGTCGTTGAAATGGTCGGCGAACGAACGTCGTAAAAAGTGACTTGACAACGACGTATTGCCCGGCGTAGTGTAGCGACAACAGGAAAGGAACGAACAATGATTGAAGCAATCGGAATTGGCGTATTTGTCTTCGTTGTTATTGTTGTCGCTGGCAACCGGGCAATCGACACGATTAACGCCCACAAGGCGAAGCAAGACGCCGCACGGCTTGACCGTATCAAAGCGCGGGCAACCCGTCGCGATTACACTGGCGCACGTTACAACGTGCATGGCCGGGAAATCGACTAATGACGCGGGACGAACGACGACAGCTTGAAGCGTTGCTTGAAGCCTTCCCCGGCGCAAGCTGGACGCTGAAGCCGGGCAAGCGACACGAAAAGGTTGTGTTGTCCTATCGCAACCGCAATCGCATGGTCGTTAAGTCGGCAACGCCATCGTGTCCCCATGCCGCCGACAACTTCATGGCCGACGTTCGGCGAACGCTAAAGGAACTTGCACAATGACGAACTGTCCAACATGCGGGCGTGAAGTCCCGTCGATATTCGAACACGTTGACGTTGATTGCCACAATTGGCCCGACCGGGACGTGAAGCCTTACGGTGAAGGTTCGATTGAATACCGCGACTATGCGATTTCGAACCATTGGGCGGCGGGCTTTCAATACGTCCATAACGACTATGACGGACCCGAAGACAACCGCGCCGGAACCGAACCGACGCTTGAAGGGTGTTACCGGGCCATTGACGAAGCGTTAGACGAATGACGGGCCGGACGCTATACGCCAGCACGAAAGGCGGCGGTAAGGCGCTTCAGCGTAATTGCCGCGCCATACGTCAAAGCGACGAAGTGTATTGCCCCGACTGTTCGTTGCGTTGGTCGTTGAACGAAGACCGGCCCGAATGTCCGCGTCGCAAATAAATCGACGGCGCTTGCACCGCGCCAGCCGTCGCGCCTAGCGTTCCCTGTTGCGGGGTCTTGGCGGTCGCCAACTTCGCCGGGGTTACGTTCGGCGAAGCATGGGCGGCAATCCTGCCCCATGTGAAGCGTCCGAACGCTTGGAAGGGTTCGACGTTCAATTGGCAGCGTCGTAACGCCCTGAAGGCGCTAGGCGTCGAATGGACCGAACAAGACCTTCGCGACAAGCGTATGTCGTTCGCAACGTTCGCCGCATGGTATGCCAAGCCGGGCGTCATGTATAAGATACATTGCAAAGGACACGTCGTAACGCTGTTCAACGGCATTATGTCCGACCAATGCGACGTATTGCCAGCCGCCGAACACCGTTCGCGGCGTAGCAAGGTTACGACAGTATGGACAAGGGTTCAACCATGACCGACGAACAGTATCTTGAACGCATCAACGCACTTGACGAAACGCTTAGGCGCTGTCATAGCGATTGTGTCGCACTGTTGGCCTATGCTATCGGCGAACGGGTTGCCGCGACCGACCCGTTGCGTAAGAAGGAATTTCGCCGCGATACCGTCCGCTTGGACAAGATACGGGACGCCTTGAACAAGGCGAACGTCAATATGGAAAGGATTGACTAAATGTTGAAGATTTACGAACAGCGCGTTGGCATGATGACGCGCGGGCGCGGGCTTGAACTGGCACCGAAGCCGTTTTGGAAGCTTAACACGTCGTTGACGACGACG